GTTACGCTCACCATGCGTCCACGCCAAAACCCCGGTGCAAACTACAGCGAAGCCGCTACTCCAACGGTAACCAGCACTCAGAACTACCAAAATGAGCGGTACTACGAGGTACAGCAGTTCACTCAGATCGTCTATGTTCGGGTTCGTGGGCGCCAGATGGCGTTCAAGATTAGTTCGACCGGGCTCGGCGTAGCATGGCAGTTGGGTGTGCCTCGTATGGATGTCAAACCTGATGGACGTCGCTGATGGCTACTCCTAAGAAAATTGGGCAGCTTATTGCCCCGCAACAACCCGCGCTTCCACTAGCTCCTGATGAGTATTCACGGCAGTACGGGGATCAGCTCAACAACATTTTGCGCTTGTACTTCAACCAGTTGAGTAACGTGCTACAGGAGATTATTGTGAGTAATCAGATACCCTTCTACAACCAAGTAGCCCAAGGTCTTGTGCCGGGGTATAGTTCTTTTTCAGTGTTTGGCTATAACCCAGATGTCGATCAGACAGAGGAAAGTGTTTGGCCAGATGGGGGCATGGTGCCCAATCCGACTTCAGCCGCTCAGTTAACGGTGGTTTCGACGTCGACTTCGGATGACGGCTCCCCTGCAGGTGTTGGAGCTCAGACTGTTTATATCGAAGGGGTAGATGGCAACTACGCGGTTGTAAGCGAAACGATAACGCTGAACGGCACAACAGGTGTGACAACAACCAAGTCCTATCTTTACATCAATCAGTTTTATGTGGTGACTGTGGGCTCTAGCAGCGCTAACGTTGGAGAAATCACAATCAAACAAGGCGCTACTCTGTATGACATTATCGCCGTTGGCAGTAACAGCCGCACAACAGGCCACTACTGCGTACCAGCAGGCTACACCGCTTATCTGAGTACAGGTATATTTTCCTGCGGGCAAGCCTCTGGCACGACAGCGGTAACTGGATACTTGAAGTCGCGCGGTCCGGATAATATTACTCGGGTGCTTGCTGTGACCACAATAAATAACGGCACTGCCCAGTACGACTTTGTAAACCCCGTACGTATCCCAGAAAAGACATGTATTGAAGCTACGGCAATTGGCGCCGCAAACAATAACAGCACGTCTTCTATGTTCAACATTCTGCTGGTACAAAATTGAGACCCATGATAGACTCAACCAACCCCTTTTCTGTGAGGCAACAATGAGCCTTGAACTAGCTGCAAAACACCTAGCCGCGCAAGGTCGCGGCAAAGACCGTAATCTTGTTCACATGACCGACCGCGAAGTGGCTGGTCTGCAAGCGCTTGCTATGGCTCAAGGCGGCTCTTTGACTATTAACCCCGAGACTGGCCTGCCCGAAGCAGGTTTCCTTGACAGCTTGTTGCCTTCTATTATTGGTTTTGGCGCTTCTGCTTTGACTGGTGGGGCAATCAACCCCATGACTATCGGTCTTTTGACGGGTGTCGGCACCGCAGCTATCTCTGGCGATCTCAGTAAAGGCTTGATGGCAGGTCTTGGCGCTTATGGTGGCGCGGGGCTTGGTGCTGGTCTGATTGGTGCCGGTACGCCCGGCGGCACGGTTTTGGGTGAAGCTGCTGGACTCGGCACCCCTGCACAGCCTATGTTTACTCAGACTCCTGTTGCACAAGCCGCACAGGCAGCGCAGAGCGCACCTTTTGATTTGAGTTCGATGGGTACCGTTGGAGGCGGGGCTACACAGGCCCTACCTAACGCATTGACCGCTCCTACATATAGTGGGCAAATTATGCCTGCTACCCCTGCTGTTCAAGCAGCGCAGGCTGTACCGACAGTGACCCCTACACCTGAAATCGCGATGCCTCCAGCAAGCGAACTAAACGCTCAAGGTGTGGCACGTCTTGCACGTCAGAGCACTGCCCCTGTGACTATGCCTCCAGTTGGAGAAACCATGAAGGCCAGTTTGGGCGCTGTTGCTAAGAACCCCATGGATTTCATGACCAAAGAAAACGCCATGTATGGTCTGGCCGCAGCTGCGCCTATGTTGATGGCTGCTCCTGAGACTACTGAACCTGAAAAAGACACGGAGCAGTACAAATACATCTATGACCCGGGACGTGTTGCCGATCCGGAGTCGACCCGCATGGGGGGTCCTTCTAGTGAGTTGACTTATTTCCGCCCACGTTACACCCGCACCGCTGCATCTGGCGGTTTGATGGCTTTGGCTGACGGCGGACAAATTACAATGACAGGTACTTTTAGTACAGAGGGGGGTAACTCCTCTAGCGGCATACCGCTACCATCAAACAGCAACCAAACTCCGCTTTTCAGTGGACAAAACAGCGCACTGCCCCAACGCCCTACATACGAGCAGTATATGGCGCAGCGTAATCCTATGCAGCACAATGTTCCTCTTAGCCGAGAGCAGTACAACAGTATGCCTAACTTGGGCGCGATGATTCAACCAAATACTGCCCCGATTAGTTTCAGTGGCTCCGGCGGTATTGGTGGGCAGTTGTTTGCCGAAGGCGGCGAGGTTGATAACGAAGTCATTGAGTATGAGTACGACCCGTTGACCAAGACATACAAAAAGAAAGTAGCCCCTGTGGCTGCAGGCGCCGTTGCGCCTATTACTAGTTCTACAACATCTGGCAGCTCCACGATGACGCCTCTGTCTAAAGAGCAAGAAGCCTATCTTGATTGGGAAGCTAACACCGCCGAAGGCAACGCAGCCCGTGATAACCGGATGCAGAATATCAGCAACGCGATTTCGTTGGCAATGCCCGGAGCAAGTCTCTTCAATGCGCTCTCAGGTAAGCCCACACCCCTGCCAAGCCTACAAGCCATTTTTGGCACACCAGACGCATACCGTCAGTATCAAGCAGCCGTAGCTAGCGGTGCGCGTCCAGCCGCAGTGGGCCCAACTTATTCTGGATATGTCACTGATAGTTCAGGCAATGTTGTCCGTTCTGGTGACGGTAGCCCTGTGTCTTACGGCGAGTCTGGCGGTTGGGCTAACACTGCTGCAGATAACTCAAACCGTTCAGACCCCGGCGCAGTGGGCAGTATTGCGGATACCGCGGGGGATAAAGCAGGCGGTCGTATTGGCGACAAGCCCCACCATAAACCTCAACAAGGTCGTTTCCTCGAAGGCCCCGGTGATGGCGTATCTGACTCTATCCCTGCAACCATCAATGGTACGCAGCCTGCCCGCCTAGCTGACGGTGAGTTTGTGATCCCTGCACGCATTGTGTCTGAACTGGGTAACGGCTCGTCTAAAGCTGGCGCACGTAAGCTCTACGCCATGATGGACCGCATCCAGAAAGCCCGCAGCAAAACTACAGGCAAAGGCAGAGTAGCAGCCAACACAAAAGCTGAGAAATACTTGCCAGCATGATCGAGATCATCAACCCCGCACATGTGAATCGTGTTTGGCCGATGGCTGAACCCTTCATTGAAGAGGCGCTTGTCTATTCTTGCGGGGACTATACGCTTGATCAAGCTAAGACATTGGTAGCGGTGGGTGCGTGGACACTGTTAGTTTCTGTAGATGAAGCTGGCATAAACGGCGCAGCCACTGTATCATTTAGCAACCGTCCGGATGACCGGGTCGCTTTTATTACTGCCATGGGCGGTAAGTTTGTTGTTAACCAAGAGTCCGTCGATACGCTCAAGCACGTGCTAGGGTCTGTCGGCGCAACATGTATTGAAGGCGCAGTACGGGATTCCGTCGAGCGCCTGTTGTCACAGCACGGATTTACGCCCAAGTACCGGGTCGTAGGAGTAAAAATATGAGCGGCGGTTCATCATCTACGCAATCAAGCACGCAAGTCGTTGACTTACCCGAATGGGCAAAACCGTACGCCAAGGAATCCCTTGGTAAAGCCTCTGCGCTGACAGACACGGAACAAAACCCGTACCAAGCGTATGGTGGGGAACGTCAAGCTGGGTTTACTCCTTTGCAACAAAGTGCGTTTCAGGGGGCGGCGGCTATGCAGCCTTCGGCAGAACTCGGTCAAGCTGGCGGTATTGCGAACATCGCTGCGCTAGGTGCTTTGGGTACAGGGTATAACGCCGCACGTCCCACTAACTTCTACCGCTCAATTCCCGGTTACGACGCACAAACATACGGCAACCAATTCCAAGCCCCGGGTCAGTACCAAACGGGTCAGTTTACTAGCGGCTACGAGGCCCCTCAAGGTTTTGAGTCTCGCGAATACGCCAACATGTTCCAAGCTCCGGGGCAGTACCAGACTGGCGAGTTCGGTACACAAAGCTTCACGCAGCCGGGTGCAGCAGAATCGTATATGAGTCCCTACATGCAGAATGTAGTGGATATTCAAAAACGTGAAGCCCAACGTGCTTCAGACGTCCAGCGCACACAAGATCTTTCCGCAGCCACTAAATCAGGTGCTTTTGGTGGAGGTCGTCAAGCTATTATCGAAGCTGAGCGTCAGCGCAACCTATCTCAGCAGTTGGGGGATATTCAGGCTACAGGCTCGCAAGCAGCGTTCCAAGCCGCGCAGGCGCAGTTCAACCAAGAACAACAAGCACGTCAAGCAGCACAACAAGCTTTGGAGCAATCACGTCAGTTTGGCGCGGGTCAAGGTCTTACTGCCGCACAGGCAGCCGCACAGTATGGTTTGGCTGGACAGCAGCTCGGCTCGCAAGAGCGTCAGTTCGGCTATGGGCAAGGCATGACGGCTGCGGATCTTGCAGCTAAGTACGGACAAAGCGCACAACAAGCTCTGGAGCAATCTCGTCAATTTGGCGCAGGGCAGGGCATGACTGCTGCACAAGCGGCAGCACAATACGGTCTCTCAGGACAACAACTCTCCGAGCAAGCCAAGCAGTACGGGTATGGTCAAGCAGCTAACCAAGCACAGTTGGCGGCTCAGTACGGTCTATCTGGTGCGCAGTTGGCTGAGCAGTCTCGCCAATACGGCGCTGGCTTAGGTCTGCAGGGACTTCAAACTGCGCTTACTGGTGCAGGTCAGTTGGCCAATATCGGTCAGCAGGGCTTTGCTCAACAGATGGACATCAACAAGCTGCAGCAACAATACGGCACGCAGCAACAAGCGCAAGAGCAGGCGGGTATGGATATCGCCTATCAGGACTTCCTCAACCAACAACGCTACCCCTATCAGCAGTTGGAGTTCATGTCGAACATCCTGCGCGGTACCCCAATGGGAACAACTACTTCTTTGTACGCGCCTACTGCCTCTCCTCTGTCTCAGTTGGCCGGTGCGGGCACCGCGTTGTATGGCGCGAGCCAGTTGATGAAAGACGGCGGCGAAGTTCAAGCAAAAGACAGAAACGCTCGAGGCGCTGGGTTGGCTGACTTGGCTCTCTCAAAGATGTGAGGCTGTAAATGATCAACGTAAACCAACTCACCGCTAAGCTAGCCAGCCTCTCTGATCAAGCACTGCAGCAGTACGCGCAGATGCACAAAGAAGACCCCTACGTCATGGCGTTGGCTGTGTCCGAGTCAGGTCGTCGCAAGGCAATGCGCAACGCGCAGCAAGCGCAGGCTGCTGGGCAAGAACAACCCAAAGTAGCCGACCAAGAGATTGCCGGTATGGCTGCGCCCATGCCTGAAGATGTGGGCATCGCTCAACTGCCTGCTGGAGACATGGACTTTGCCGATGGCGGCATCGTGGCGTTTGCGGATGGTGGTGTGATGCCTCAGTATGGAGGCCCTTATGGTGGCGGGCGTATTCTGCCGGATACAACTGGTTATGAAGGCAAAACGCTTGGCGACCTGTATGACTACATCGTTGAAGGCGGCAAACGCTTGCACAAGTCTGGCACTTACGAAGAGCGTCAAAGGCTCGCTAAAGAAGCTGCCGCTGCCAAAGCCCAAGAAACCGCTGCAGACAACCGCACGCTTTTAAACAAGGCCGATGCTGATCTGCGCTCCGTACGGTATTTGGGCGGAGATGTTCAAGGCGCTGATGGTACACAAGGCGCGGGTGGTGCGGGTACTGGAGCAGGTACTGGAGCGGGTGTTGATATGGGCGGTGCAGGCGTTGTACCTAGTGCTGGCCAAGGAGTAGCTATTCCAAGTGCCATGACCCAAGCGGGTATTGAGGCCGCATACAAGCAGCCGTCGATTGCTGACTACGAGAACAAAATGACAGAAGCCGCTAAAGCTGAAGTGGCGGCAGAGCAGGGTATCTTGGATTTGTTCAGGAAACAGCGAGAAGAACTGGGCGAGTTTGGTGCTGGACGTGAAGCCCGCCTGAAAGAGCGCGAAGGCAAGCTGGCTGAAGATACCGCTAAAAATAAAGGCTTGGCGATTTTCCAAGCCGGTCTGGCAATGATGGGCGGTGAGTCTCCCAATGCGTTTGCCAATATCAGCAAAGGCGCGATTGCGGGACTGGCGCAATACTCAAGTGGACTTGAAAAACTCAGTGCGCGTCAAGAGAAACTGTTTGACGCCTACGATGCGCTGGAAGAAGCTCGCCGTTCTGAAAAGGTGTTGACTCAGGGACAAGAACGTGACTTGATGGGCAATGTCCGTAGAGCCGAAGCCAAGATTAAGAGCGTTGCGGCAGGCATTGCCGGTAAGCAGTTTGATATGGCTGAAAACCGCGCTAACAAGATTGGCGACGCAGTCTTGCAAAATGCTCGCACTATGTATGAACAGCAGCAGGCAACCCAGCGAAACGCGGCAACTATCAGCGCTACGCTATCTACACCTGAACGCCAAGCTTTTGCAAGTCTCCTGAAAAAGCACAAAGGCGATGCGGGCGCAGCGTACAGTGAGCTGCAAAGCCTTAAAGACGAGTCCAAGGGCACTATCACTCGTGAGGTGGCCCTCAAAGAATGGAACGACAACGCCCTGAGTATTCAAGCGCAGTATCCAAATGTGAAGACATTTGATGATTATTGGACTATACTTAGCGGCAGTAACTCGGGGTTCAAAGTTCTGGGTCCGGAGAAATAATCACTGCTAACTGCTTTTTGGAGGCTACATGCCTATCTATCGCGTACAAGGTCCCGACGGTAAAATTTATAGAGTGGAGGGGCCAGAAGGCGCTTCCGAAGAGCAGTTAATCCAAGCCGTTCGTGCACAGTATCTTTCGCAACCCGCACAAGAAACGCCCACAGAAAAGACCGGTTTTGGCGCTGCACTGCGCTCAGGTTTTGAAGGGCTCAAGGGCGATATTGGCGCTATCGGTGCCGGGCTTGGAGTAGAAGGCGCTGAAGAATACGCACGCGCACAGCAGGAAAAAGCTGCTCAGGCGTACCAGATGCCTGAATTCACAGAGGCACCGATTGAATACATCAAAGGTTTGGCCGGGCAGTCTCTCCCGTACATAGCCGCTCCCTTGGCTGCCGGTGCAGCGGCTATGGGCTTGGGCCCTATTGCTGCCGGTGCTGCCACAGGTTTGACGTCTCTTGCACAGTTTACGGGTTCAAACGTAGGCCGCCAAATTCAAGAAGGCGCCACAGGCGAAGATCTTGGGCTGGGCAGAGCAGCACTGGCCGCAGTTCCTCAAGCTGCGTTGGACGTGGTTAGCTTTAAAGCCGCTCCGCTGATCCGTAACATTTTTAAAGCAGCCGGTAAAGAACTCACAGAAACAGCGGCTGAGAACATCGCCAAGCAAGGTCTTACTAAAACTGCGCAGGACTACGTCTTTTCTACCGGTAAGGCAATGACCGCCGAAGGCTTGACCGAAGCAGGTCAGCAGCTTCTTGAACGCGCTCAAGCTGGTTTGGCTTTGACAGATGAAGCTGCCCGTGATGAGTATTGGGATAGCCTGTTTGGTGGCGCACTGCTTGGCGGTGTATTGGCCGTGCCGGGGCGTGCCGTTGAACGTTCTGGTGAGAAGCGTCGCGCTGAAGCCCTTGAACAAGAAGCCGCCGCTAAAGAACAAAGACGCATTGCTGCCGAGGAAGAAGCTGCAGCAGCGCAGCCAACATCGCCTGAGTACGCTACACAGGTAAAGTCGCAGTACGATGCGTTTGTAGAACGTGAGCGCGCACTTCGTGAGATCCTTAAAGCTAAGCTTGCCCCCACGGATTTGGCAGGGCGTGAAGACAAACGCAATGCAAAACGTGAGCTCAAAGAACTTCAACAATCTCCTGAGTACAACGAGACTGTAAAAGAATACGCCAAACTGCGTAGCAGAGGAGCGTTTGGTGGTGTCGGACCCGCGGCGCCTGTCGCGGCGCCTACTGTTGAGGGACAGCTTGAAGGTTTTGAAGCTCCCGGTACCATGGCTGTTGAAGCGCCTATTGATGAGGCGCGTTTGAATGAGCAACGTACCAATTTACTGACGAACTATCGTCAGCTTCAAGCTTTGGTACAAAGCGAACGCGAGGTCAAATTTGATTACGCGCAGCGTGGCGACATAGACGCTATCACCCGCACCAACAACCGCTTACAGCAACTTGACGCTGAACTCAAAGCGCTGAGTAAAGAAGCCAAGACTCTGGGCTTGACAAAGGCCGATCTTGAAGGCGGTGTCGAGGCCAACCGTGAACAGCTGGAGAGCTTGCTGGCAGAAAACCGCGCCAAGCTCAAAGCGCTTACAGAAGACTCTAAAAAATACAGCGAGAAAAAAGTTGACGCGCTTGTAGCCGAGTCTCAAGAACTTCAACAACGCTTGAATGAGTTGGCACAAACCTCCTTGCCTTTGGGCGCTGCCATCAACTTGCCTGAACGCCGTGCACGAGAAGAAATGCAAGCGCGCACTGAAACGCTTGAGGCACAAGGCCAGCCCCGTGCAGAGCAAGAAGATCTTTTTGCGCAAGAACAAGCTGAGGGTTATGAGCAGGCTCGCAAAGAGCAAGCGGTTGAAGAGCCCGAAATCCAAGCGCTTTTGCGTCAAGCGGGGTTTGCTGAAAAAGGTGAAGAGCCTACGGCTGAAGGGTACTATGCGTCTGCTGCGCTTGGCGCAACTCGCCAAGAACTCGAGGGCGTGCCCCAAGAAGAGCGTTTTATTTATACCCAGCCTGAACGGCCTACAGGCGCGCGTCGTGTTCCTGCAGATCAAATCCGTTTGTTTCCCGACGCAGGCGCGGCAGAAGTACCCCGACTGGATGTTCTTGAAACGCGAATCAATTCGTTACTGGCGTCAGACGTTGACGAGAATACTTACAATTTCTTACGCCGTCTTGAAGGTGTTTTGCCCGCTACAGATCAAGATCTGGAAGGCGGAAGTTTCTATCAGGCAGTGGGCGACACACTAACCCGCATCGAAGACAACCTTCGCGAACGTGGTGTGGAAACCACATTCTACGGTGCTCCTGAAACTGCACGCACAAGCGGTATAGCTTCGGCGCTGATTGATCCAAGAGAAGCCCAGTACCGCGAAGAAAAACCTGAAGCGTCAGCGAGAAAACTCAGGGCGGATATTCAACGCACGGGTGTGCAACGCGGTGTTTCTCCAGAAGAGTTTGAACGCACCACAAAAGCGCGTGGCGCAGATGTGACTCGCCGTGAGCCTATTGAACGCGCTGGTCGTAAGCCTTTACTCACACTGCCAAAAGACAGCGCACCGATCATTGATGAGCGGTTGGCGGAGTTTGTGCAACGCCGCACCGAAGGGGAGCGTGTGGCTGCCGCTGAGGCAGAAGGCCAACAAGAGCTGTTTGCGCAAGAAGGTGTTGCAAAAACGAGACAAGCTTTCTTGGCAAAACAACGCGCCGGAAAAGCCAAGGCTGGGCCAAAAGTTTCTGCAGCTACGCAAGCTTCTCGTGAACGTACCGCAAAGGACGTCAAAGAGCGCAAAGAAGCCGCGGACAAAGCGGTTGCCAAAGCCAAACAAACCCAGCGTCAGCTTGAAGCGCGTTTTGGTGATACAGAAAAAGTTGAGCGCCGTGCTTTTGCCCAGATCTCAGACGCTGAACGGCGCGCACGTGAGCGTGGAACAGATCTCGTGACAGCTGCACAAAAAGATGTTGCAGAGAAAGACCCCGTCAAGACACTGGCTGGACTCCAAAATAAAGAAAAAGCCCTTCGTAGAAAAATCAAATCGGGCATTGAGCGCAGCCGTAGTTTCTTGATGCAGAACACCGAGAAACTCTTGGGTACATACACGCGCTTGAACGACGCGTACTGGAAAAATCCTAGTCCAGCAGCCGCAGAAAAAGTTGAGCAAGCTCGCGCTGCCTATGACGACGCAGTCAACCGCCTGAAGTATCAAGAAAACATCATGTGGGTTGGCGCCGGCAAAGACGTCGAAGAACTGCAAAATACGATGGCGCGAATTGAAGACTTGCGCGAGGGTTTGGAATCCGGACGCTACATCCGTCTTGAAGACCGCGAAACAGCCGGCGCACCAAAAGGCACAACCGTAACGCCCAAAGCACAGGCACGTGCGCAGGAAGCAAAACGCGCTAAAGAATCTCTTGCTGCAGTGCAAAAAGAAGGGCCAGTGCCAACAACTTCTGGTGAAGCGTTGACCCGTTCGCAAGTTGCCAAAGCCCGCAAACCACAGAAAACAACGTACCAATCCAAGGGCGTGTCCGCAGCTACCGATGAAAACGCTGATCGCATTTTGGAAAAGCTCAAAAAGACCGGCAAGATCACAATGTCGGAAGCCAACAAAGTGCCGTTTGAGCTACTGCCCAAGAGGGTGCAGAACCAGCTACTGGTATCTCGTGCAGCCGCAAGAGACGCTAAGAAAGCCGCGGCGCTGACTGGAGGGCGTATTGTTGACGTGGGCGATGCGGATATTGAGTATTCAGTAGGCACAGTGGAAGAAGGTATCACTGCAGCTGACGTCAACAAAGAACTCGACCAAGCCATGGGCGAGAAGGACGTCGTGAAAGGCAGTAACGGCAAAGTGCGCGTGTATAACAGCGTGGCTGACTTCGTTGCTGAGAACCCTGAGTACGCTGGCAAGATTCGCCCTGACGCTCGTGCGTTTGTGCAAGATGGCAAGGCTGTTTTGTTTGGCGAGAATATCGGTCAAGGTCAGGCGCTGGCGGTACTGCTGCACGAAGTGGGTGCTCACGTAGGTATGCGTGGCACAATGCCAACCGCTCAGTACAACGCCCTTGTGCAGACAATCAAGAGCTGGGCTAAACGCACAGATAACTCTTTGGAAGCTCGTATTGGGCGTGCCGCCATGGCACGTGTTGAAGCTGCCCAGACACCTGCAAATCAAGTCAACGATGAACTGTTGGCCTATGCCATTGAAGAAGCCACGCTTGCCGGTGTGAACCCCGATGCCAACGCTACAGTTGTAGAGCGCTTCTTGCGCATGGTGACTAATGCGTTTAACAAAGTGCTTCGCACATTTGGCTTGAAGGGTAAGGACGTCAATCCTGTTGACTTGGTCAATATGGCCTACGGCGCAGCCAAGCTTGAGCTGACTATGCCGAATAAACCCGCAAAGGTTTCAGATGGTGAAATACTGTTCTCAGTAAAAGCACCCAAGAGCATGATCGTTGGCAGTAGTCCAAGCGTGTTGTCGAACATTCGCGGTAACGTATTTGGTTTGGCAGGACGTGTGCAGTATCTGGACAACCTTGCGGCTGTTGAAGAAACCGTGCGCCGTGGGTTGGGCGCAGGACAAATCTCAGACGCTGAAGCTACGCAGACAAACTACAACTTGCGCATCATGGGTATGGCCAACAACTTTGTCGGTCAAGCAGCCACGCACGGTCCGATTCGTCGCGTTAAAACCAAAGAAGGCGACTACGTCTACCGAAGCGAAAAAGGCACGAACTTAGGTACTATTGCTGAAGCACTGCGCGAAGCAGAGGGCGTATTCCCAAATACAGAAACCGCGTTTACGGTATATCTGGCTGGAAAGCGTGCCAAGAAAGTTGGTTGGGAAAAACTCAACCGCACAAAACCTGCCGAAGCCAAAGCTGAGTACGACGCGGTGATGCAAAAGCTCGCTTCAAACGCCCAAGCTAGAGATGCCTTTAAAGCTGCCGAAGATGCTTGGCGCGAGGTTAACAATAATAACCTTGACTTCTTGGTTGCAACAGGTGAAATGAAGCCTGAGCTTGCCGCAACGCTCAAACAGCAAAGTTACGTACCGTTCTTCCGTATGAATGGAGATGAGGTGCAGCTCTTTAGTGAGGACGAAAAGATCCGCACGATTGGCAACATCAAGGATCAGCCGTTCTTGCGGGAGCTCGTAGGCGACGACAGCACCATTCAGCCTTTCTTCACAAGCGCCATGCGTAGCATTGCGTTGCTGACCCGTATGGGCATGCGTAACGCGACCGTCAAGGATACTGCCTACATGCTCAAGAAATTGGGTATGGCCAGTGCAATCCGTCAAGGTCCGAAACCGTCTGGCGCTGAGTACATGGCGTTTAAACAGGATGGCATCCCCATGTACGTCAAGATCGACAATGACGCGTTTGGCGTACCTGCTGAGCTTGTGATCAAAGGGCTTGAGGGCATCAAGACAACGCTTCCTGCAGCGATCCGTTTGATGGGTTTGCCTGCAGATTTGTTGCGCTACACCGTAACCCGTATGCCGACATATGCGTTGCGTCAGGTTATCCGTGATCCTCTGTCGATGTTCATGACAGGTAACATGAACTCAACGCCTATCGTGTCTTCGATAAAGCAGCTCATCAGTATGCAAGGCGGCAAGTCTCCTACTGAAGCGCAGTTGATGCAGTCTGGTGTGATCAACAGTAACATTTTCACTGGTGATAGCCGCGACCTTGATATTTTTATGCGCAAAATCCTCAACGGGGATAGCACATGGACCAAGGCGCTCTCCAGACTGGACGCACTAGCTATGCAGGGTGATGCTGCATCGCGTGCAGTACTCTGGGAAGAATCCAAGAAGCAGGGCTTTACAGACATCGAAGCAGACTTGCGCGTGTTGGAGTCCATGAACTTCTCACGCCGCGGACTGTCGCCCAGTATGCTGGCGCTTAACCAGATGATCCCGTTCTTTAACGCACAGGTTCAAGGTCTGGACGTGCTGTACCGCTCGATGACAGGCAAAATGCCCTACGCACAACGCCTTGATATGCAGAAGAAAATGCTACAGCGCGGAGCCCTTGTTGCCGCCATGAGCGTTATCTACGCAGCGTTTATGCAGGACGACGAAGCCTACCAGAAGGCAACGCCTGAAGAGCGCAACATGTACTGGTTTGTGTACGTTCCCGGAACAGAGAAGCCTTTGCGTGTGCCAATTCCTTTTGAAGTTGGTTACATGTTCAAAGCTTTGCCTGAGATGCTGTACAACGTGATGGCCGGCGACACTACCACGAAGCAAGCCGCTCAAGCGTTTGGTGCGTTTGTGAAGAACTCCACACCGCTCAGTATTCCCCAAGGCGTAAAGCCGCTGATTGAGATTGCGGCCAACAAGAACTTCTTCACTGGCTTGGATATTGAGTCTCAGGCAGAGCGTCGCCTCACTCCTGAAGAGCGCGTGCGTCAGGATACAACGGAGTTCAGCCGCATACTGGGTCAGGCTGGGGTTTTGTCACCTGTTCAGATCGAGAGCTTGATTCGTGGTTACACCGGATCTATGGGCGTGTTGTTTGCATCGCTTGCCAACCCGATCCTGCGTCCGTTTGGTGGTGAAGAGCGCCCCGAGGGACCGGCCAAAGAGTGGACTGACTCGCCACTTATTAAGTCAATGTTCCAGCCTGTGGACGGCAGAGGTCTCAAGCAAGCTGCGTACGACATTGTTGAAGAGGCTCAGCAAGCGTCACAGACGTACAAGGAAATGCTCAAGCAAGGCCGCCGTGCAGACGCGCAAGCGTTTTTGCAGGAGAACCTCAAGGCTGTACAAGCCGGAGCGCCTGCCGGTCAGTTCCGTCAACAGATGGGTGAGTGGGCACGCTTGAAGCGACAAGTCGCGGCAAGTAAAGTACTGACCCCTGAGCAGAAACGTGACCAGATCAAACAGATCACGGCGCTTGAAGACCGCTACGCCAAGCTGTTGATTGAGAGTCAGCGATAAAACCAAACGCCAAGCTTGCCGTTCTTGATACAGAAGACGGCCTTGGCGCGGAAGATACGCAGTTCGTGAGCGCGAGATAACCCCTCGCGTCTTACTTCTTCGAGGTTAAGGGCAGGGACGAAAAACCCCTGCCCCTTCTCAGTCTTCTCCCATGGATAGTTCTTCATCTACCGTAGAGATGTCTTGCGTGATACGAAGTGCACTGACTCGCATGACTGGGGCCTTGGTGCCTGTGGTCATGTTCTTCTGAACAGTATCCACATTGTGTTGCGCTTTCATGCCTTTCATGAAGTCCGCGTATCCAAAACCATACTTGGCACAGAACGCACGCATGGCCGCAACCTCGATGTAGAAGTCAATGTGCCCGGGGGTCTTGCCCTTTTCCACACGCCCTGCGATCTCAGTACGGGTCAGCGACTCATCCTTGCCGTCATCACGCTCAAGGCCACCCAAGGAGAACTCGGGACGAATCTTGGAGATGGTGTAGTCAACGAAGAGTAGCTTGCCGTACTTCTCGCGGATGTAAGCGTTGAGGATGTCCTTGGCTGAGCGGCGACCCTTGCGTGTGTACTCACGCACGCGAAACACCATGCCTTTGTAGACCTCAAACAGATCGGACAGCGGCAGGTCAATCAAACCCGTGTGCTTACTGCTCAACAAGATACCGGCCATCATACTAGCGGCAACGCCTGCCATCCAGAAACGCTCATCGTTGGACGCATCCAAATCTTTGTAGCATTTCTGAAGCATCTTACGCGTACGAACAGCGATATCTGGACAGTGGTCGACCAAGTACTGAACGAAAACGGGAGCGGCTACTGCGCAGTTCTTCTCCAGTAACGCAAGCGTTTCCAGCTCGTCATCTGCCCAGACAACTTCCTGCTCCATGGACAGCTCCAGCACCCGGCGCAGTTCACCTTCAGAGGAGTGCGTACGCAAGCCAGTCAAGTAGTCAACCGCCTGTGTATTGGATGACACCATAGCAATTGAGTTCCAGTACGTGCTGTTGATACGCTCGCGGTTGGCACCGGACTCCATACGCTCCTTGCCCTTACCTTCAGAGACATCGAACAAGAAGCTAGGCAACCACTCCATGTCAGAGTCGCGGTTGTTCTGGGTAACCTCGTCCACAATCAACGGCTCGCTGTTGAGCAAACCAAGACGGTGTGTCATTGTCACGCCAGATGTCTGACGGCTAACCATGTAGGGCTTGCCGCGACCCCAAAACGCTGAACCAAGCAGCATGCCCAAGGACTTGCCAGTACCGGAACCAGTCGACGCATAGTGAAACGTAACGCCTGCCATGCCAGTAAAGCGCATGAGGGGAGCAGCGCAAGCCGTCAAAAAGATAGACAAGATGTCGTAGCGTTTCTTTGCCACCATCATGCGCATAACTTTTTGCCAGTTCTCCAGCGAGCCAACAGGCGTAGTAGCCAAGTTCAAGTTGTCCAAGTCAGCCATGGGCACAACCATCTGAGGCTTACCCTTGACGAAAATCTTGCCAGCATGAACAAAGGAGTCGTCATCTTGCCAGCCGTAGTGTTCTGGAACGCGGGTCACGTGGTTACTGGTGCTGGCGTCATTCACACAAGCGCGGACATACTCGAACAAGTTCTTGTCGTTGCCTGAGCCAAAGAGCGCCACAACGTTTTGCATGGCCAGAGTCTTCACGGTCTCATCTTTGCTAACCACAGCTTTTTGCGGCAGCATGATTTCCTCCACGCCGTGGGGACGGCAGTAAGCCAGTTGAATCTGGTGTTCCTTCTGAGTGCGCAGGATGCGTACTACAAACAAGTCGTAAGGCAGTAGCGGGATTTCCTTGGTGACCTTCTCACCGTCAGCGTCTTCGTCTTTCTTCTGCATGTACACGCCGCCTTCACGTCCGTAGCTGTAACCCCTTGGAGGTGGTGGGCGCAGGATAGTGTGGGTAGGCAACGCAACAGTTACCGCAGTTTCTGGATCGACATCCTCAAAGTTAACGTCCTCGTCTACTTGTGGCTTCGCGGGAGTTAGCTCGATTACTTTCTCGGTGTTGTCGGTTGCGAGCTCACGCCCAAGCATCAACGGGTTAGTGATCTTTCCAAAGTGAGGGCAAGATGTGCAGACACCCGGGTTCTCACTATCCATCTTGATGCACGGATACGGGCCTTTGATCTCGTCCCACTTGGTGGCCATGCGGTCACGGTCGTATGGATGCAAGTCAGAGAACTCGATGGCCGATTCCCAACCGTCAGCTTCGCAACACTTCGCCCATGACAGTAGCCCACGCCAGATAGGTTCCAAGCCGTCACGCGAGGGGTTGTCCAGATACGCTTTGACTTGACCACAACCGTTGCCCTGCTCAGACTTGAGCCAAATCGTTTTGAACGACGTGACGTTGTTAGCCATGAGGCGCTTGCTAAGGTCGGTGGCTTGGCCCTTCGGACGCTTACCTTCGAGCGTAAGTGCTTTCTTCTCTTCATACGATGGCCCCACGAGTTTTTCACGCACCACCTTGGCAAAGTCCTCAAACTTGAAGATGTCGCCCGAGTACATGAACTTGGAGCGTGTTTCACCACGCACCTTTTTACCAGCCTTGATACCGTTGTTTCGCGAATCCAGTGCCCGCATGAGACGCGCTGTATCAGAAGGCACAGCGGTGTCGATGTTCATCCCAACCTGAATCAGCAGGGACTTGAAGTTCTCAGCAACAACCTTCCAACGCTCGGCTTCGATATCCTCAGTTAAGGGCCAGTAGACGTGCACACCTGAACCTGAAGACATGAACCATGGGCGCCCTAAAGCACCGAGCCCTGTGTCCTCAAGCATCTTGAGCGTGGCTTCATACGCGAGCTTTGCAGACGGATAGTCCTTGGGTTTGATCTCACCTTGCTCGTTGGGTATATCCAGCTTGTGGTTGCAATCTAAGTCCAAGAAAAACGACCGCAGATACGTCGCGTCATCGGCACTACGCTTCTCTTTGAATGTGGCCATGCCCACGTATGTGTCATAGCCCTTCTGCGTAAACTCCGCTAATTTCTGTCCAAACTCCTCGAAACTGTCAGTGCAGTAGTGTTCTTTTTTCTTTGATAGCTCAGCCGCGCAGTATTTGCCTTTACCTGCAGACGGCAGAACCACCGCTAGGAAATCAAGCGGTTGCATAGTGGTTCCAAGTCTTACAGGGGTTTACGGTCTTCGGCTTCCTCGAGTTTTTTGGTAAGAGCTCGTACCCACGCTAGCAAGTTGGCGTCTTTGGCTTCCAACAAGTACGCATAGCGCAACAGTTCTTTGGTGGTCAGATTCTCAGGTCGTACGCTTGACATATTTTTCTCCATGCGTCTTCTGCTGTCGAAGACGTTTCCATAATTTTGATGAGGGTGGTGACGCGTGGTTGATATGCGATGAAAACTTCGCCGCCTTCAAACCAGTTGTACACCGTCTGACGTGTAACGCCCAACACTTTGGCTAGCTTAGTAACCGGCAGGTTCAAATGCACTGCCCATCTACCGAGCCTATTGCCTAGCGTTTTTGGTGCGCTATACACAATGTCTTTGGTTTGTTGTGAATATCCCATGGCATGTCGGGGCGGCGTTGCCGCCCCTTAACTCCTTAATCGTCCCACTCGTCAGCCAGAGCTGCCAAGTCTTTCTTGTCAGGAACGGCATTGGTTTTTGCCGCGGGCTTACGCACTTCAGGCTCAGCAACTTCTTCTGCGGGGCTAGCCACCTCTTCAACCACTGCTTTAGCAGGTGCTTTCTTTGCAGCTACTGGAGGCTTGCCTTCCAACACAGGCGCTTTAGCTACGTTGTCTACTTTAGCCACGGTCATGGTGATTGCTTCAATCGCGTCAGCGGTTTTGCCTTGCTCTTGCACTTTGGCGTACTGCTCATCGGTGAGCCACTTCTTGGGTGCAAAAAACAGCTTGGGGCTTTCCGACTTAGTATCGAAACGCAACTCGGTAACGACCATGTCAGGGCTGATACTTTGTGCGGCGAGGTAACGGGCGTAGGCTTGCAGGGGGCGCTTACCGTCGAGCTCTTTACCGAACACAGAAGTAGCGGGGAGGGTCAACTGAAGCACATCGCCTTCGATGTCATTGGCCAGCACCACAGCGATACGTTGTTGATAGCGACATGCGCGGCTATTACCTTGACCAGAACCGGCCACGTTCATGGGGCAGTCTGCGCAGTTGCTGTGCTGTTTGTTCTCGGCGTCAGCGGCGGGCTTCTCACCATCGGGCGACCAGCAGTCGGGGCCAGCAGGATTCTCGGGGTCCCACTTCTTCAAGTACAACACGCGACCAACCTTGGGTGCGGCGTTCACAATCACCACGTCGAGGTGGCGCTCGTCGATACTGCCGATCTCTTTGCCGCCAGAAATCAGACGGAACACACCGCCCTTGATGGACAGACGCTTCACGTGGTTGGCGCCAGCACCACCAGTCAGGGCTTTGGCAACATCCGACAAGCCTTCACGGCTCTTGGCAAACGCAGGTAACTGCGCGGGGTTGAACAATGCAACATCACTCATTTCACTTCTCCAGATTAAGAGGGTTTACGTACAGAAATATCGTATTCACTGTCGGTGTTAAGGCCGGGTGGTACGAGGGTGGGGTTCTCTTCCAAGAACTTGGCCATGTTGGTTTGGTGGATTCGGCGCTCAAAGAGATCCACTACATCGTGCTCGACTACGAAACGCTTGAACGAATCCCAGTCTTGCGTGTAGTAGCGTGTCTTCTTGCCCAGAATCACCGTGCCACTTGGCGTGTTGATTGACTTTGAGCCAAGGCTCATCATGATGTCCTTGATTGCGGACTTGACAGCGTCTTGCTGTACCTTGATGGCTTCGGTTTGAGCCGTGTACTCACGGTCAATTTCTTGAAGTTTGTCGCGCATCTTGCGATAGATACGGATGAGCTTTTCAAGAGGGACGTCCTGTTTTTGAGGGACGTTGTCCGTTGCGTCGTCGACGCTTGTGTCTTCGTTTTCCATGCTTTGCTTCCTATGTTTTCTGTCTAGTGTTTGACAAGTATAACGACTTTTTTATTGAGTGCAACACCTCCTTTCAACTTTTTATTTCAGTCTCAAACATTTTTGTCAGTAGGTGATTGTCGTTAACCCTACCTGACAGTGCCGCGAACATGCGCTTCTCCATGGGTGACCCCTGAATGTGGTGAACTGTCACCTTGTCAGAGTCTTGACCCTTACGGTCAGCTCGTGCTACGCACTGTATGTACTGCTCAACGCTCATCAAGGGGCCATAGAACACAACCGTGTCCGCCGCAGTCAACGTGATACCGTGCGCTGTGGCTTGGGGTTGCATCACAAGTACCCGTGGATCCGCCGCCGTTTGAAAGCGTTTGATGATGTCGCCCCGCTTGGCGGCGTTAACGTCACCATGAATCTCCTCCACGGCATAACCGTGCTTCTTGAGGTGGGTGCTAATTGCGTCAATGACTGAACGGAACATCGCGAAGATCAGAACCTTGCGGTCTGTCTCTTCCAGAATCTCTTCGAGAACTTTCAAGCGGTTGCTTGCGTCGAACTCCACAACTTCCTTGTCGTCCGTGTAAGCCGCACCACACGAGATCTGCAACAACTTGTTGACCGCCGCAGCTGCATTGACTGCCGTGATCTGTTCGCCAGCAGCGTGCACCAGCATCTGGTCTTTGAGCATGTTGTAGTACTTCTTCTGTTGAGGGGTAAGCTCAACTTCACGGGTCATGGTGATGACTGGCGGCAAGTCCAAACACTGCGCCTTGGTGTAGCGTATGGATGGTTGGAGGGCTTGGTGTACCTCGTCCTTGGCCGTGTGCTTGGGCGCCCACTTAAACTGTGTGATCTTGTTCATCACCTTGTCGCGCCATGCAGTATAGAAACGGGGCACGCCGCTTGGGTTAACCAGCTTTGCCAAGCCATACGCATCTAGCGGAGACTGTGAAGCAGGCGTACCTGTCATCATCCACAGATACGTGTCAGCGTTGATGATCTTGTTGAGGGCTTTCCAGCGGTTTGTCGAGACGTTCTTGTAGGCTTGCGCCTCGTCAGCGATAACCAAATCGAAACGCCCATCGGCACGGATCTCGTCAGCGATCAGGTTCAAGCCTTCGTAGTTGGTAATGACGATCTCGTAATCTCCCTGCACCATCTCAATACGACGAGCAGCTTGCGCATGGTGGGCAACAATCGCGGTGCGGTGGATGATGCTACTGCTAATGTCCCCCATCCATGCTGAGTACATGATTGAGAGCGGACACAGTATGAGGACGCGACGCACTTCACCGATACTCATGAGATAGTCAGCTGCCCACAACGCAGAAAGCGTCTTGCCTGTGCCGGGCTCGCTGAACACAAACGCCTTGCGGTGCATGGTCAGAAACGCAGCTGTATCTCGCTGGTGTTGCATAGGCATAAACCTGCCGGGCCAGTTGTAGCGTCCCATGATGGGGGATGGGACGTTGCGTACACCTAGATTGCGAAGCACCCGCGCTTCGTGCAGGCCCCACTTCACAAGTATCTGGTAGGTGTCATCCTCTTGCGCTACGACTTTGCTCTTGGGTATGGCGCTGTACTTAAGCGGCGCCTTTGTTTTTATGAGCAGTGCTTTGTTCTCGATGATTTCCATGATGGACTCACTTGCCGTTATCGCGCACGTTGGCTTTGGGGCTACGAAGTCTCAAGTTACCTTTGGTGCTCTTACCACCTGCGCGAATAGGCTTCTTGTGGTCAATGTGCTTACCGTCACGCTCAATGCCTTCTTTATCGTAGGCGCGTCGAGCGCGTTGGCGTTCCAGTTGGTCTTCGGTTTCACCGCTTGCCTTCTGAAGTTTGTATGCGTGTTTGTAGTCACGCTTGCCATTTGTCTGTGTCATGCTTTTCTCCGATTGCGGTTAAGAGCTTCCTTAGTTGGGTTGGTTGTTTCTAAGCGCATCAAACTGCGCGACTATTTCTGGTGCAATCCTGCGTGCGACGGTTTCAGCATTTAAGCTTTTAACCTGAGCATCGCGAGTTCCCTGTAGGGTCAATTCGATGGGCACATCAAGTGGCAGCTTTTTGCGTTGTGCACGAAGCTTCGCAATTGCCTCGGCTTCGCTATCTGCGTCAACGTATCCCATGTCAAACATGCCTTCGGTATAAATGTTGTACATATACTGCATATCAATCTCTCTTTTTGTTGAACTCACACGTCTTAACGACGCACCAGCCGCATAAGGGTGTGGGTTTTGGATTCCAAACGCCGTGCTCAAGCGCGGCTTCGATAAATGCTACTCGCTCTCTGTAACTCTGCCAACCAGTGTCAAACTGTTCGACCAACATATTGTCTTTGACCATGTCGTTCTTCACAAGAAACAAAAGGGCCGAGTTAACTTTGCGAATGTGCGGGAAGTGTGCAAACACCATGAGGGCCATGAGCTTGAGCTGGTCTAAATCAGGGTACTTGTTGTTACCCGTCTTGTAATCCGCCACCCATGCGGTGAGCCCATCGTCATCAATAATCAACAAGTCAGCGATGCCACGAACCCAGACGTCTTTTGCGAACCAATCGCAGGGCTTGAGCTCATGTGTGAGCGCCATCTTGTATTCGGGCAGTTTCCTGCCCTGCTTCTTGAGGAGTGAGTCCACCACAGGTTTGAACTGTGCGTAGGCTTCAGGTATTGGCGTACCATCTTTTACGTACAGCTCAAGGGCCTTGTGTACCTCGTTGCCGTACCTTGTGGCTTCAGTCTCTTGGAAGGGGTACTTCTTCAAGACCTTGACCTCGTGATAGCGGCGAGGGCAGCCCTCATAATCTTTGAGGGAGGAATGAGACCAGACAACTTGCGGCATTAAAACCTCGCAGTGCGAATCGCACGGGTTAAGTAGTTGGAGAAGTGCGAAACAAAACGCTCGTCTCGGTACAGCTTGTGTCCCATCTCGTGCAAGATGGCGTGTACAACCTCATGCCAGAACGTGTCTTGTGTCTGTGCTGGGCCGAACTTACGGCCTGTGCGACTACTGTGCGTGGCCACTTCGATCTCGTGTGTATCGTAGCGAACCTCACCCATACAGCCGTATCGGTACAACACCCGTGGTTGCGCAACTGTGTAGCGGTTTTTGCCGATACGTAGATGTCTCGGGAGTACTGGATCTTTCATGCTTTGCTTTCCTTTCACTTTTAGTTTTTAGCCAAACCGTAGCGTTTGTGCACGCCGCCGTCTGCCGAGAGTGGTATTCCCGGCATGTACGTTGGTTCCTTTGTCATCTGGTCGATGACCCAAGGCAGTGCATCATTCGCCTCACTTTCTGGTGCGATACAGATCTGTTCATCATGTACCGTACCTGCCACAAAGTACTTTTTAGAAGTACGTAGCATCCCGTCTGTCATCACAATGCGCGCTGTGCCTTGTGTGACGTTGTTGGCAACCCTGCCAGCATAGAGCTTTTCACGCCCTTTATCGCCAGCAAAGTCCCATTGTACTCTCCCTTCTTCATTTTTGGAACGCTTTAAATCTGGGTATAGAAGGCTCATGCCATTAGGCAGAACAATCTCTTCCTTACGGAACACCAGACACTTGTGCGTGTACTCTTTGCCACCATAGAGGCTGTACTCGATGAGCTCCTGCAAGAGACTCCAAAACGCCTGCACGGGGGCGGCAGTTGAGCGGTATTTGTCGATGATGGCCTTTGACGCTAGGCAGTGAATCAACAGCTCCTCGTCTGTGCAAGTGTGCGGTATCTCCACCATGCGATCCATATAACGGTCGTTATCAAGAAAGTCACGCACCTGCTTGGCAGTCACGCCCAGCTTCTTAGCGTCGTTCATTGTGTAGCGTAGGGGCGGTGCGCCCAGAAACCCTGTCAACAACTGCGCGGCAAAGGAACCCCACCCCAACTGGTAACCTGCACCAAGCAAAGCAGACTTTGCAGACTGGCGTTCAACTGGGTGGCTGTCTTTTGTCATGCCGGGTAAGTTAAACATCTGTGCGCCAAACGCAGCGTATGGATCACCGCCTGCTCTGAAGATGTCAAGCATCTCGTCGTAATCCGCCAGCCATGCAAGCACACGCGGTTCGATCTGAGACAAGTCACCCACCACCAGCACGTGGCCATCTGGAGCCATGATTGCCTTGCGCAAGAAAGACCCACGCTTTAAGTTCTGCATGTTGATTGCAGAACCCTTTGCCGCCGTCCATCGTCCAGACCTAGCGCCGTAGTATGAGAGTGGGACAGGCAGTGTGCCGCGTGTGGCAATGTCGAGGAACCGCTGTGCACGTGTACGCTCTGAGGTTGACTTCACTTTCATGCGTGCTTCGCACAATAGCGCCACGTCCTCGTTGTCACCATTAAGCATCGCTTGGAATAGCGCATCGTTCTTGGCAAACGCAAACGCCACACCTTCTGGGTTAGGCGTTTTCTTTGTAGGCTTCTTTTTCTTTGTCGGCGGTTCAACCCCCATGTCTCGTAGCACCTGTGCGAAGTGGTCGTTACTGGCCAGCATCCCATCGGTTACCTTGAGGCGAGCAAGCAGTCCTTCACGCTGTTCACGCTCTTTCACAATCGCATTGGCCAGCATGTCACTGTCAAGCACTAGCTGAGGGAACACAAACATCTTGAGCGTGAGGTCAACCAGCCGCAGTTCGCTAACAGGGTAGTCAGGAAGCAGACGTTTGAATATTTCAACGCACAGCCATGTGTCGTGCTTACAGTACAGAGCGATCTGTTCTTCAACTTGAGGATGTAGCGCGTCAAGCACACCGTCAGTTAAACGCAGCTCGTTGCCCTTTGGAGGCAGGTTAAAGTCGTTGGCAAGTTGCTCAAGGCTGTTCTTCACAGCCAGCCCACGCTTGGCTCGAGCCATTGAGAGCGTATCAAATATGAAGGCTGGTTTGGCGTTGTAGTGCCAGCTCAGTATCGCACCGTCAAACATTGCGTTTTGTGCAAGGATCGCTGTGCGACTCCAGTCAATGCTGTCAACCCATTCTTGTACGTCTGCACCACTAACCCATTGTGGTCCGCCGGTGTTCTCTGTGCGTAGCGCATCATCAAGACGCAGCTCTTCCCAACTCAAGCCCCATGCTTTGAAGCGTGTGTCACGTATATAGCTTTCTGTGGTCAGCTTGCGTAGTGTGTATTCTTTTGAGCAGTAGGCAGTTTCAAAGTCAACGGCGAGTATTCTGTCAAACGGGGCGCTCATTGCAGTGTGTCCGATGATGGCGCCATCATTACGTCTGCGTCTTCCATCTGCGCTTCTTCCATCAACGACTCAGCCAACTCTGCGGCCATGCTGTAAAGATCCGCCACGTCCATCTTGTATGCGTGAACAGAGATCCTGCCTTCAGTTTCAACCAGCAACGCAACGCTCATACCGTCAACAATTGCAGCCATGGAAGCCAACTGCATGCGGGCAAGCAGTGTGCGTGTCTCTTCATCCATCTGTTCTACACGCTCGATGAGGGCTTTTGCAACAGCCCGTTCAGCATCACTTAAATTTGTCATTTGCTTTCTCCAAAGTTTCGGTTACTTCGTGGATGTTTTGTTCATTGATAACTAACGCCACGCCGCCGCTATCTATGATTTTCTTGATGTTCATTTCTTGCAGTGCAGTTGGCTTGTTCTTACCCGCCTTGCACTCAAAGGCAAAGAAGCTACCTTTGTAGCAACACACAATGTCAGGAACGCCGCTCGCACCGAAGCCTCCCGTAACCGGGTAGAAATAGTATGCGCCGTATGACTTCAGGATGTCTACAACTTTTTTCTTGACTTTCGATTCAGGCGTTGAGGCCATGTGTATTCCTTGTGTTAGAGGTGGGGGGATATGCAGATTCCATGCCCCCCGTCATGGCCTGAAAGGTGTGCAAGTGGGTTAAACATCCTGACCGCCCCCACCTGCACCGCACAAAGTTTCACATCTGCAAGGCTTAACAGTGTGCGGAATCATGGGCGGTCAAATGACTGTGTTGAGTTTCTGTTCAGCCGTACGGACTGCCGCAATCAGTACGTCTAGTTCTTTTGTATCTTGTGTCATTGTGTTGACGCGCAGATTCAGCGCGATGTCATCTAGGCTCTCCATCACGAACACGCTGTTACCGTATTCATCGCGGGCTTCGATAGCGGTTATATGCAGTTGAATCATTGCCAAACTCCTCGCTCGATTTCTTTCAGCTTCTGCATGTAGTGCAGGCACTTCTCAGCGTCGGGGCTGTCTTTCTTGCCTTGGCGCATGCTGTACTTGATGATGTTACCTTTGAGGTAGCCAACAAACTCTTCGTGTGTCAGTACGGCTTGCATCACGTGCCATGGTTGCACGTCCATTGTTTTGTAATGGTCACCGCCGTATTGCAATGCGTCTGCATTACTCATTTCGCATCCTTTCGGTAAACAAGTTGACTGCCCATACGTGACGGGAGCTTGAGGTTGTCGTTGGCGCCGGGCCTGCCTTGATAGGGCTTCAATTCGTCCCCTTTATACAGATCGCGTGTCATCATGTCGATCTTGCGCTTGGCGGGCATCTCGAGTTCGTGTCGAGTAACTACCGCTTTAGTTGTGAACGGCGCGGGTGGGATGGTGAATGTGCTCATTGTTTATCAGTTGGTTAAGTTGTTGCAGGCTATAAACGGCCATGGTTTTGTCGTCATACAGGATGTGTATCAGACCAGTCTTTTCGATAGTCGTCACCGTCCCTGTCGGGCAATCCTCGTCGTTCGTCTTTATTCTTTGGCCTATTGCGGGGTAGTCCATCAATGCGTTTTCCTTTTATCCAACGGCGATCAGGCCGAGGGCAATCTTCTGGCACTTCGACCGCGCACCATACGGCGCTCCACTGCGCTTGAGGTTTTGTTTGAATCCATCGGTCAACGTAGGTGTCAGGCATCGCACGTAGTGTGATGTGTAGGTGTTTTACTTCTCGTTCCATCAACTCAGCGAGTTGTTTGATTGTCAACCCATCTGGGTTTTCTCTGAGTATTCTACGCACCTCTGGGTGTGTACTTTTGATCCCCATCTGCTTCTCTCTTTCTATTTGTTGTTCGCCCTTGGCCTCCCGCAGTTTGCTGGCCCATTGCTGGTTACAAAAGCGGGAGACGTGACACGCGGCGGCTTTGGTCAGCATGTAGATCAGGTGGTCATCTGGCCCACGTCTCTCTTCCAAGCCAGCGGCAAACCCCCGCATGCGATGTGCGTGCGTGTAGTACTGAAGTTTTGTTGCGTCGATCATGTGTTTTTCTCACGTAGTTTGGCTTCGATGTTCTTCCAAGTTTGCACTGCGTTGGTTGTCCAACACTCTGCCACTTCCTCCTCTGTCAGCCCAACCCATTCACGCTTCGGTGGTGCGGTGTAGAAGGCAACGCCTTGTGTGCTCTCTTTGTTTTGTACCCACGCATCCAGTCTTATGTCGTATCTGAAGTACCCATAAGGCGCACACTTTGGTGCTTTAGCAGCTTCGTCACAGATACAGATCGTGTTGCCACATTGTTCACAATAGCCACTCATGTGTTTTCCTCAGCGATTTTGCGTGCTGCAAAGTGCCAATAATTGTTATTGTGCTGCTGAGATTTGTGCATTTCCATGAACTTATCGTGCAGTCGATCACGTTCTGCCTTCATCCCAGTCTTGTAAGCTGATCGAAGTGCCCATGTCCACTGCTCACGATCGGTCTCGTCCATACTGTCTATCTCGGCAGGCAACGGGTAGGTTATGAACCACTCGTCAAAGGTCATTTGCTCACCTCCGTAACCGCTGTAATTGCCTTGGCGATCAGCTCACTGATCTCATCCCACTCCTCAAGAGTGAATAGGGTCATGTGCCAGTCACCGATCTGCACCTCGTCATGCGTAGCACCAAGCCCTTTGTCTGGGGCGGATACCGTGGTAACAAACAGGTCATCGTCCATGTAGATGGAGACTTCTGTTACTTGTGCTTTAAATCTGCTCATGTGTCGCTCGCTACTTCTGCTTGGATTAAATTTGCCGCAACGTGCCAATAGTTGTGACTGCCTTTAGCCATCTCGTGCTGGATCATCAACAAGTT